CTAGAGAACTTGCTAAGGGGAATCATGCAGCCGTTGGAGTATGCCAAGCTGACGGACACGCAGAAAATGTACGTTACCTCACTATGGAGCACGTTGCCAACGCTAAGACTGCTAAACAAGCTGAGGCTGATTTCATCCTCGGAATTGGAAAAATCCACGACCAAAATTCAGAGTATTCACGATTTCTTAACATCAGTAAAAACAAACTCTTCGGAGATAGTGACTCCATCCCTAAGCTCAGGCATGGTAGGTTTGAAGTCCTTATTGAGCCCGAAATCGCAAGGTACAAAGACGTAATTAAATTTGAGTAACCAATGAAAACACTAACAGAAATGATTATGGAAAGCGGTACTCCATGGGACAACCCTTTCCAAGGTGAAGATAAAAAGATTGTATTTGTATGCAGTGCAGGACTTCTACGCAGCGCAACAGCCGCTAGAATTTATGCCAAAAAGTACAACACTCGTGCAGCAGGTAGCATGTCATATGCTCTGATCCCATTGTCGAATGACTTGATTGTGTGGGCAGATGAGATTGTGTTCGTTAACAAAGAGAACTATAACTATGTTAAAGACGACATTGATTTTGAACATAAAGTCATTAAGGTTCTGAACATTCCAGACCAGTATCCTCATATGCATCCAACTTTAATCCAATGCTTTGAAGACCAATATGAGAAAATCTAATGGGACAAATTTGGTTTTGTAGTGACCTTCACTTAGGTCACAGAAATATCCAGAAGTTTCGACGCCATGTTTCTAGTATGGAGGACAACACTGAAAAGTGTTTTGCATCATGGAATAAACTCGTTACAAAACGGGATGTAGTATATGTCCTAGGTGATGCTGTATTCACTACAGATGCTCTAACTGAGTTTAAGAAACTTCCAGGTAGGAAACATCTAGTTCGTGGAAACCATGATGCTCTGGATACAGGAGCATATCTCAAAGCGTTTGAGCAGGTGTATGGCTTGCTCAAATATAATGAGTTCTGGCTATCTCATGCACCTATTCATCCTAATGAACTACGAGGTAGGGTGAATCTACATGGGCATGTGCATTACAGCACAATTCAATCACATCATTATTTCAATTGCTGTAGTGAAAACTTACTACCAATTTGTGAGGAATGGTTAATTAGTTTAGATCAGTTAAGGGAGTACTTTGGAACTCTACATCGATACAGAAACAACAACCAAAAACAAGGGTCACCCGTTCAATCCGGAGAATAAGCTAGTATCCTATGCTATTGCTAAACGCGATACTCCTACTTGCTTTCGTTTCCATGTGGACCCAGACTTCGGCGCTATTAAACACGAGCTTAAACAAGCCACAATATTTGTGGCCTTTAATGCTAAGTTTGATTTACATTGGCTTACTCGTGAAGGTTTTAATTTACCAGTAAACTGTAAAGTATGGGATTGTATGCTCGCTGAGTTTGTTATCAGCGGACAAACAATTGCATTTCCATCATTGAACGACACCTTAGCTCGCATTGGATTGGAGCTAAAAGATGACTTAGTAGCCAGCTATTGGAATTCTGGAATTGATACATTGGATATCCCAGTGAATGTTCTAGAAGAATACAATAGCTATGATTCTGACTGCCTTATCAAGGTAAAAGATTTCCAAATGGCTACAATGTCTCCTGAACAAATAAAACTTGTTTATCTGTTGGGTGAAGACTTAAAAGGTATTGTCCATGCAGAACAAGCAGGTATTAAATTCGACAAAGAGAATGCTAAAAGAATTATTTGTGAAATTGAAAAAGAGTACATCGATCTGGATAGTACCCTTGCTAGCTATGTTGGTAACACTAGCTCTAATTTCGTCGTTAACCTTGACAGCGGCGATCATCTATCTGCACTTCTTTATGGCGGGACTATAAAGTATGTATACTCGATATCTTCAGGATCGGTTTACAAGTCTGGCGAGAACAAAGGGAAGCACTACATTAAGAATTCATGGTTCCCTGGGGAGCATTCGTTTCCGCGCATCTTTGAACCACTTGCGGGGACGGAGGTTAAGAAAACTATCGGTTTGCCGGAAACTGATACGCACTTCTACCAAACAGATGAGCCTACGCTTAAGCAATTGGTATGTCGGACTAAAAAACAGAAAGCCCTTATCGAGACGCTGGGTAAACGAGCTAAGATACTCAAAGTAAAGGAAATGATAATCAGTATCATGAACAAATTTACTGAATTCAATTGGCAGGATGATCTTATCCATGCACAATTCAATCAAACTGTTGCTAGAACTGGACGGCTCAGTTCATCTGGCCCTAACATGCAGAACACACCTGTGTTAGTTGATGAGTTACTTACTAGTCGTTATTCTGATTAGTTATGTGTGGTGGTGCTTACAGCAACCAGTATATCCTGATCCGTATGATACTCCAAAGGATTATTATTGATGACTAAATACGTGGAATGGAATGAACCTTTTTGTTTTAAGGAAAGTGGCCCAAGGACTCTTAATGTTGTGCAAAGAATGCTAGTATCTGATGTGATTGAGTGGCAACATTGGCATGCCAAACAACTCGGAAAGAACTATAAATCAGATGAAGACGCTTTGGATGATTTTGTAGTCGTTCATTGGGCTACAGTTATAAATGCTGATTAATTGCGATGTCAAATCACTCGAAGTCGTTACTGCTGCGGAACTATCCGATGACGCCGTACTCAAAGAAGAAATTCGACGCAAGCTTGACTTGCATACACTCAATCAAGAACGATTTAGCCTCCCTGACCGAGTTACTGCAAAACGGTTCATATTCAAACTACTTTACGGGGCAACTGCTTTCGGATATGCACAAGACGCTGACTTCATTGGAGTCGGTTATTCGGTTAAGAAATGGCAACGAGTCATTGATGAATTCTACTCCAAGTACAAAAACATCGGAATCTGGCACGACACTCTCCTTGACACAGTTAAAAGAAAAGGCTATATTGAAATACCATCAGGACGCTATTACCCATTTGCGTCAACATGGAACGGGAGGGATTGGAAGTGGCCTCTAACCCAGATTAAGAACTACCCTGTGCAAGGGTTTGGTGCGGACTTAGTAATGCTGGCTAGAATAGAGTTCATGAAGAATTTCCTGGCCTCTGAACTAGAAGGTTATTTTGTTCAAACTATTCATGACTCGATAGTAGTTGACACGCCCTCCAAAAACGTGTATAATATTAGTGTCATGTTAAAAGATGCAGTGGAAAAAGTTCCAGAACTGTGTAAGACTGAATGGGATTACGACTTTACACTCCCATTAAATTGTGAAATTCTAGTTGGTCCCAATAAAAAAGATTTAAAGGAATATAATTTTGCCTAACATTAAAATCGAAGACGTTCGTGTAGAGACTATTACCAAAGGTCGTAATAGTTACCAGCAAGCTCTGGTTATTCATACTAATGACCGTGGTGAGAAAAAGGAAAAGAAGGTTATGTCCTTCTCGAATCCTGCAGTATTTGCTATTGCAAGCAATGCAAAAGCTGGTGAGCAGTACGTTGTTGAGTACACCCCAGGTGATCAGTTTTATGCATGGGCTTCTATGAACAAAACTGGTGATGAAGAGGTTGTTAAAAAAGACCGCGCTGCTAGTACCCCTGTACGAACAACGTATGAAACCGCAGATGAGCGTGCTGAGAATCGAGTTCGTATTGTCCGTCAATCCTGTTTGGGTTATGCAATCGGTATCATGACTCCTGGTGCTGGTGGTAAACAACTGAACCTTGATGAAGTAAAGATTCAAGCTCAGGAATTGGTTGATTGGGTGTATCGTGACGATCTGGCGGAAGACGACATCCCGTTCTAATCGGAAGACACCAAACAATCCACGCTATAAGTACAATTTTAAAGAAAATTTAAAGGATGTAGGGGACTATATTGAAACGTTCCCTTTGTCTGAGAAAGATGCCTTTAACTTTAAGATTGCTGCTGACATGTGGTCTTGGAGGAATGCCGTAACATTCCAAGTGAATGGTTACAGGCAAGCAGACGGCACTAGAATTGTGCGCGTTACATTAGTAAAAAAACACCGAGAACGGGACTATAGTTGATTGCTTTAATTGATGGAGACATTGCTGTATTTCGTGCTGCATTCTCTGCGGAGGATGAGGAAGAAAGTTGGGTTGCAAAAGCTAGAGTTGATGGTTTAGTAGCGGAGATTTGTGATGAAACTGACAGTGGAGAGTGCCAAGTTTGGCTTAGTGGGAAAAACAATTTCCGCTATTCTGTCTATCCTGAGTACAAAGCAAATCGTCGAAACATGCCTAGACCGAAATGGGAACTTGACACAAAAGAGTATCTTGTATCGGTTTGGAAGGCACAGTATACTGATGGTCATGAGGCCGATGATGCTCTAGGGTATTCACAAACAGACAACACAATTATCTGCACAACCGATAAAGATCTAAATATGATTCCTGGTTGGCACTATAATTTTGTTCACAAAAGGAAATACTTTGTTACTGAGTTTGAAGCAATTGCGTTCTTTTATCAACAAATGCTTATTGGTGATCCCGTTGACAATATCAAGGGGGTACCTGGGATCGGCAAGGTCAAAGCAGAAAGGCTCTTACGTGATTGTACCACCGAAGAAGAACTCTTCGAAGTAGTCCGAGAATCGTATGACAATGATGAAGAAATGCTTCTCAATGGGCAGTGTCTCTGGATTTGGAGGAAATTGAACGATATTTGGAGGTTACCTGAAACCACAATCAGCAAAAGCGAAGGGACGACTGTTCCAACAGAAAGTGCGTGATGCACTATTAAAGGCGTTTCCATCCTTAGAACAGGATGATGTACGCAGTACCTCGATGGGGGCTGGCGGAGAAGACCTACAATTAAGTCCAGCAGCCCGCAAGTTAATTCCATATAACATCGAGTGTAAATCAAAAGCTAAGTCGCAGATTCATACTTATTACAACCAAGCAAAAGAACATGGAAAACATGAACCACTTGTAGTAGTCAAAATGGATAGAGATATTCCACTGGCTATCATGTCTCTTGAGCACTTTATAGGATTACTACAGAAAAATGCAAGTACTTGACGTTCCAGTGTTCAATGACGATGGTAGTGTTAAATTTACACAATTAGTGTCCCCAGACGAAGCACAGGTTCTATTGCAGTTTGCAATTAACTTCCTGCTCAGTACAGGTATCACTGTAAAAATGCTGCAGAGTCGTAAAAATGATGATGATGCACCTGAACCTAAAACTGTGAAAGAAAAACCAATCCTTAATGACTAAACATGCTGTAATCCCGGATGTGCAATTTCGTCCGGGTAATGATACTGGATTCTTAACTCGTATTGGAAAGTACATTCTTGATAAAAAACCTGATACTGTCATTTGCATTGGTGACTTTGCGGATATGCCTAGTCTATCTTCGTATGACGTGGGTAAAAAATCATTTGAAGGACGAAGGTACGTTACCGACGTTACGGCAACACATGAAGGCATGGCAGCGTTCATGGAACCTTTCAAAGAATACAATCGAACTGCTGCGAAGCAACATAAAGAACGCTACTACCCAAGATTCGTGCTTACCTTGGGTAATCACGAAGATAGAATTAACCGTGCTACCAACAATGATCCAAAGTTGGATGGAACGATCGGAGTAAAAGACTTACAATATAAAGAGTTTGGTTGGGAGGTTTATGATTTTCTGGTTCCTGTTGTCATTGATAACATTGCCTACTGTCACTACTTTACTAGTGGCGTGTTGGGTCGGCCTTGTACTTCCGCACAAGCGCAGTTAACTAAAAAGCACATGTCCTGTGTTGCAGGGCATCAACAGGGCCTACAAATTTCCACTGGGCATAGGGCCGATGGTACTCGTCTTACTTCTATCATTGCAGGCTCATGTTATGAGCACAATGAAGATTACATGGGGCCACAAGGCAACAAGCATTGGCGTGGTATGCTGATGTTGAATGAAGTAGTAAATGGGGAGTTTGACATTATGCCTGTATCACTTAAATATTTGGAGCAACGGTATGGTAAATGAACATGATATTAAAGATCTTTGGCCGCAAGGAGTACAAAACCCATATAGAGAAGAGTTACAGTATAAAGCTCAAATCTCAGGGTATAACCAGCGACTTGAAAAAGATCCTAACGGTCGATCACCCAAAGAACCAGGAGCTAAACTGGATTCAGGAAAATCCCCTGTATGGCAAGGATTACTGGACTATTTCCCTCGTGCTTGTAAAGCCGTTGCAGAAGTGTCATCTGCAGGAGCTACAAAGTATGCTTGGAAAGGATGGGAAACTGTTCCAGACGGGGTTGTCCGATATCGGAATGCACAGGCTCGTCATATACTGGACGAATCCGTTGATGGAAAATATGATCAAGACGGTTTTAGGCACCTTGCTCAAAACGCATGGAATGCTTTAGCAGCTTTAGAGCTTACTCTTAGGAGCGAACAAAATGAAGTTAAATGAATATCAAGATCAAGCAGCATTCTTTCGTACTAAAGAAACACCTGATGTTGAACGGGTGCTTGGTTTAGCAGAAGAAGTTGGGGAAGTTATGGGCATCTTCAAACGTATTGAACGTGCTGATCACGGTGGGGAAGCTATCGCTATGGCACGACCCCGCATTAAGAAAGAACTGGGCGATGTTTTGTGGTACCTGTCTCAAGTAGCAAAAGATTGGAACATTACTTTAGAAGAAATTGCTTCAGAAAATTTGCTTATGTTGATTGATCGTAAAAGTCGTGGTGTTCTTAAAGGTTCAGGAGATAATCGATAATGCTTGATATTAAAAAAGATTTAGTGTACCTTGCCAGCCCTTATTCTAAGTTCTCTGGTGGACGACATAAAGCATTTGAGCTTGCTTCTATTAAAGCAGCAGAAATGATGAATGCAGGATACAATGTGTTCTGTCCTATCGCACATAGTCATCCAATTGAAATGTATGGAGAAATTGATGACAACTCACATAACTTTTGGTTAAAGCAGGACTTCGCTGTATTGCAGCATTGTAAACTGTTATTGGTTTACACTATGCCAGGTCACCGTGAAAGTTATGGTGTGAACGCTGAAATCGAATTCGCACAAAAACTTGGTATCCCTATTATGTATGTGGCTTATGACGAATCTGGAACTGATCAGCAAGCTGCGTGAAACAGAGGAATGCCTTCTAATTGAGCTTCTGGAATTAACTTCTACGGAAATTGTAGATGCTTTTTTAGATCGTATTATTGAGAACAATACTTACCTACATGCATTCTTCGAAGAGTAAAAAGAAAATGTATCCTCATCCACAAGAAGTTGTGAAGAGTTTCAAGATTAGATATATGCAACGTAAGATTCAAGATCAAGAAGCAGAGACTGAAATTAAAAACTATAAAAAGGATATTGATGCAGAAACAACGATTCAAAACCGAATTCGCCGAAACAATCTTTCGGAATAAATATGCACAAGGACCAAATGATTCCTGGGATGCATTGGCTGAGCGGATCGTTGAGGATGTCTGCGGAAGCCGGTGGGGAAGCCAATCTGCTCTTATGTCAGCAAATGATCGAAGAGAGCTTGCAGAACATATCAAAGAAATGCGGTTTATCCCCGGTGGACGTTACCTTTATTACGCAGGACGGCCATACAAAGCCTACAACAATTGCTATCTTCTCCGCGCAGAGGAAGATACCAGAGAGGAGTGGAGTGCTGTAACATGGCGGGCTATGTCTTGTCTGTTGACTGGGGGCGGAATTGGAATTGATTACAGCAGGCTTAGACCGGCTGGACGACTCCTTTCGCGTACAGGAGGAGTTGCTTCAGGGCCTATCCCTCTTATGTATGCAATCAACGAGATCGGACGCAACGTCATGCAAGGAGGTAGCCGGCGATCTGCAATTTATGCTTCGCTTAATTGGCAACATGAGGACATCCCTGTCTTTCTCGAAGCAAAAAATTGGAATACCGAGTTAAAAGAACTAAAAGCTAAAGACTTTAATTTTCCTGTCCCACTAGATATGACCAATATCAGCGTTAATTATGATGATGCTGCTGGTGATCTAGTGAACAACTCCGTGTTCATGAAAAACTGTCATCAAGCTATGATGACTGGTGAACCTGGATTTAGTTTTAATTTTGGAAAGAAACAGAATGAAACCCTTCGTAATGCCTGCACTGAAGTTACGTCAGAAGATGACTCTGACGTTTGCAATCTTGGAAGCGTCAATCTTGGCAATATCACGAGCTTGGAGCAATTCAAGGAAGTTGTCAACTTGGCCTCAAAATTTCTCGTATGTGGAACCCTCCGTGCGGATCTCCCTTACGAGAAAGTGTACAAAGTTCGAGAAAAGAATCGCCGACTTGGACTTGGGCTTATGGGTATCCATGAATGGCTCCTACAACGCGGGCAACAATATGAAGTCACCAAAGAACTTCACGAATGGTTAAAAGTATATGAAAGCGAATCTGAAAAATCTGCAAATGATCATTGCGAGCGTTTCTTCATATCTAAACCAGTCGCGTACCGCGCAATTGCGCCAACAGGAACCATTGGCATCCTTGCCAGTACTACGACAGGTATTGAGCCACTATTCGCTGTGGCTTACAAACGACGCTTTCTTACGAACGGGACGGTATGGAAATACTCCTACGTCATTGACGCAACAGCAGACCGACTCATTAAAGACTATGGACTAAAGGCAGAAAACATTGATACAGCCTACAAACTTGCCTCTGATTACGAGCGAAGGCTCAAATTCCAAGCCGATATTCAAGATTACGTTGATATGTCAATATCTTCCACAATTAACCTTGCCTCCTGGGGAAGTAAAGGAAATAATGAGCATTGCGTGGAAAAATTTGCCGCAACCTTGGCGCTCTATGCCCCGCGTCTTCGCGGATTTACATGTTACCCAGATGGAAGTCGTGGAGGTCAACCCATAACAGAATGTGACTATGAAACAGCATTACAACATAAGGGTGCTGTATTTGAAGAGCATGATGTCTGTGAGTTGACAGGTCACGGCGGAAGCTGTGGAGTCTGAGAAACACATAAAAAAAACACAACCACATGATCAGAAATTTGTAGGTAGTAAATACAAATGTTCATTATGTGGAAGTGTTATCTCTTCTAAGTATGAAGGGCAGTTTGTTTCTTGTAGTTGCAATTCCTGTTTTGTAGATCAAACTAAATATTACATAAGAGTGGGAGGACCGGCAGTTCCGGTAGATGACAACAGTAATAAGTGACACTAATGGTATGGCCTGCGATCTTCAATTCACACACAGTAGTGGGCTGAAGATGAAAGGTATGACCAAGATTGTTCTAATTAAAAAAGATTTAGCGCTTGAAATGTTTGCCCAAGAAAAAGTCATTATTGGCTTTTGTGGTAATGCTGATACATGGGGGAAAGTAGTTAATTGGTTTGCTTCTCCAACAAAAAAAATGCCCAAATGTAAGGGCATTGAAATGTTAATGTTAACCTCTAGCAAAGAAATATTTCACGGAACTAATCTGGAAAATTGGACCAAACTAGATATGCCGTATTTCTCAATTGGTTCAGGTAGTCATCTAGCAATGGGTGCCTATGCTGTAGGAAAGGATCTAAAACAAGCTATTAAATGTGCTCACGAGAGTGATCCCATGACAGGTAAAGATGTAAAAGTTTACATGCTGTAATGAATAAGGGCTCCTTGCGGAGCCCTTTTTTATTGGTTGTAATCTAAATACTTTCGGATTTGATCTGCTCCACTTGGGTTAATACCCTCCCGGCGCTGTCGTCCACTAATCTTAGAGCTAACCGCGTTATCACCAAACCATAAATCGGTTAGCATTTCACCGTTACCACCCAGGTCTTGGAACTTCTGTCTAGCTTTTTCGAAGCCTTCCATATCATCCAGATTCAAAGCAGCTTTCATTTGAGATACAGCTTTCTTAATCTTATCCTCCGATTTCTTATGACCTAAGTCTAATGAACGTAGTTCTTGATCTTCAACAGCTTCCTTAAGCGGCCGTGGTGCTCCTAAATATTGACGTAGTTTCCAGTCCCTATCGGAACGAGGCTCGTCATATTTATTCCTACCTTCTTTATCCAGCACATGCCCATCATCACCTTTACGCACTTGCCCTTCCGTCATACCACGCATACCAGCAGGTGTTGCTGCTAATAGCGCTTCATCACGGTTCTGCCTATTACGATCCATAGCATATGTAATCGCTTTAGATGTAATGTTCAGCAAATTAGAAACGTGCGATCCAGCCAATGCTGTGGTAGCATCATTCGGGAGAATGTTACGAGTACTTAACCGGGAAGCAAAATCCAACTCTGTTGTAGCAGATAAGTAACCATCTAGGAGGGCTTTGTCTTGAACCACTTTACTTAGGTAATACCTAGTATCATGTCCAGTCAACTCCTGTACAGCTTTATCCGCAATATCTGAACCTGGAAGGTTACTGATACCATAAAACATGTACATAGAACCTAATACCGCCGCAGCCGCAGCAGGCTGTTTACCAGCATGTTGTACTGTTGTGTAAGTTTGCTCTAAGAAGTTGTGTTTATAGGTGCTTAAAGAACCCATTAACTGCCCAATAGAACCCAACGATTGGTAAATCATTGGACGTTCATCAGGATGGTAGTTACCCATCGCATAGTCAGTAGCATCACGTGCTACCATATGCAATTCTTCACCACGTAGTCCTGCACGATGTAGTGTGTCCACATTCCAAAGAAAGATAGGCATACGAGTCATCTTCTCACCTACAGTAATAGGAAGCATCGCAGCATCTTTTACTTTAGTGTACGTTTGGTTCTCATTAATCTCTTTAGCTAAGTGACCTTCTGAGAACTGTGTCATACCCTGTTCATGTGCATACTTATATGCTTCACGCATGTGTGGCTGCACAGACTCTAATTTCTTACCAGTACGTTGTTCTACAGCCAACAAAGCTGCATGCACATTCATATTATAAAATGAAGCGCCAATCTCAGTTCCGTTTAGTCCAGTAGCTTGCCGTAATCGAGCAGCCTCAGGGAATCCACCAGTAATAAACTGGGTTAGCTGTGTACCAAGGAATGTAGCATTCCAGAATCCCATCATGTGCGCTGTAGAAAAAGCAGTAGCTTCTTTAACAGCTTTAGAGCTTACTCCTGGTCCTACCCCCATAAGTTTAGGAACAAAATCAATAACGCTATTCATTGCTGCACCAGCATTGTTTAGATTACCACCAGTGATATGAGCGGAATACTTCTCCAAATACTTAACTGAGTTTGGATGACTATTCCGTAACGCTGGATCGCTAGTCACTTCACCAATCCGATTCAGGGCATCTTGGTACGCAAAGTACCTACTACCTTCTTCCAAATGGTTAGCCAACATTTCGAAGGTTTCCTTGGCATTCTCTAATGGAGTATTCCAAGGCTTCCGCCCTTCCGCACCCCCAACACCACGTTTTAGCTTTTCATGGACATTAAATTCCCATAGTTTATGGGAGTTATGTGCCACATGCGCGTCAACCTCTGCCTTCATAGCAGCGAATGCTGGGTCATGTTGAGCCATTGTATCGATTAGATCTAGGAATCCATTAAAGGAGTTGTTCTGTCCTTTAGCCCTAGTACTTAATCCACGGCGCTCTTCACTTACAATCAGATCAGTTGATTTACCAATGTTCTGTTTGTAATGCTCCAATGCCATGTTGTGCTTACCTTTAGTATCTTCACTAATAACAAATTTGACTTTCTTTTCGCCAAGTTCATTAACATCAATAATTAGTGTTTTGTAAGCGCCACTGAAATTAGACGGCAAATATCCTGCACGATAAGCAAAGTTTTCAAGACCTTGTTTACCTAACGCAGCATTACCCATAGAGTACATTTCATCCAACCCTTTACGGGCTGCTTTAACTGCTGCAATTTCCTTATCATTAAAACCATATTTTGCGATTAAACGATCTGTAACTTGAATGCGTTCTGCATCGACTTTAACTAAGAAACTAGCAACCCTAACTGATTCATAATCATCTAGAGCACGAGCAGTCTTAACAACACCGTTTTGCCCAGTCACAAATTCAGTAGAAAATTTGGTACTCGTTTCACGAGCTTTACTAGCCACATATCGACCAAACTTAAGCAAGCTGTTGTCAGGGTTACGATACACCATACCAGCAATACCAGAAGATACCGCATCACGCACAGGATTGTAACCAAGCTTTTCCGGCTTGAGTTGAGCAATAGCTTGTTCTTTAGTTGTAACTAGACCATAAGGCGTGTTCTCTAATTTAAGAGCAGTAGCTTTGACAGCAAGTTCTTGCTTCTTTTCTATAGTTGCCGGGGATCTAGGTTCTGTAACAGTATCTTTTTGATATAGAGGATACACTTTTCTGTTATTGGCAAATTCTGCTGGGACTTCAACTCTTTGATTTGGTAATACACCAAAATTTGGGTCACCGCCAAGGAATGCGGAGTCTTTTGGTACATCAACATACCACACACCCATTGATTTGTCTCTATTTGCCCAACCAAAAGCATCTTTTTTGTCAGATGTAAACCAAAGTGAACCTTGTACTTCTTTTGGATTGCCACCATGGTAGAGCCTAACCATTCCTTCTGGAACTTTGTCATCGAATAAGATTAAAGCACCGCGTTGCCTATTTGGAATACGCATAGGTTGAGGAACGTGATTCGCACCAGCACCTTGGGCAGCCCCAAAGAATGTACTCGGCATCCGATTCTCTAAATCACCAATGTAAAGATCAACAGCGCGTTTGAATGCTCCATCCTTTTCCACCATACCATTACGGTGGAAACGATCCCACATTTTCTGCCCACCAGTAGTTTGTACTCGGGCAGGATACATTTCATTACCAAGTTCATTAATAAACTTATACATTTCCTCTGGAAGACCAATACCTTTACCGCCCTCATGTGTACGGATAAATTGAGCTTCCATTCTAGACTCATGGCCTAAGTCTTCAAACAATGGTCCTTGTAGATACACGTGTCCCATAGGCTCATCAATAGGACGGCCATAATCATTGACAGTGCGCTTGAATGCTTGTACACTAGGAGTTGTAGGATCACCTTTAAACTTAAGAAACATGTCCTTAAATTTTGCACCTAGTCCACTTAATTCTTTAAACTTCTGATAAGCAGGATCAAGAATCTCAGGGTTAATCCAACCACCTTGGCGACCACCAGGGGACTTGATAGGCCCATTACCATAGGTCTGATCTGCACCTAATTTAGGTCCGTTAGCTTCTTGAATAGCCAATCCCATTTCATTAGCCTGAGGAGTATCAGGACTAAGGTTCATTGGAGGTTCTTCAATAGTTTGTTCTGGAAGACCTTGACGTACAGGCATTCCATTCTCATCCTTTACCCATTCGTTACCTTTAGGTACTTCAAGACCTTTGGTAGGGGCATTACGAGGAATCACACCGTCAGGTGGAACATTCTCGTAAGTAATACCTTCGGTAGATTGGCGTAGTCCTTCCAGTTCACCTGGACGACCAGCAGTACCTTCTTCATTGACGTGCATGGGCCTGAGCCCTTTACGACGCTCAATGTTCGCTGCTTCTGTTTCCATTTGGGCAGCACGATCCCGCCAAAACTGTAATTCAGCATCAGATCTTGCAGTCTGTTCTTTGTACTTAGCAATCGCTAGCTCAAGCCCAGGATCATTGGGCATTACGTTTCCTTGCCCTTCTTTGTTAACATCAATTTGTTTAGGAAGGTTTGGACCTTCATCTAAGTTAATGTCAACCCGACCTTGTGGGGTATTTGGTTTTTGTAAAGCCTTTTCCTCAGCCATAATAGCGTCAAGATTTGGATTAGGAATAGGATCTGGCTTTTTACTGGCCCTGCCTTTAGATTTGCTAAGCTTTGAGCCAAAGCCAATCGGGGCAAACGCCATAGCTACATCAGTAGGTAATTGTCCCCAAATAGGCTCAAGCCCTAATGCCTCTGCACCAGCACCAGCAGCTTTTCCTGGCATAGCAAAGATATTCCCAATACCCTCAACCATAGACTTGCCTGTATCATCACGAGGCTCATATGTGTATTTATGAGCAAAGTCTTCCGTGGCTTTAGCAGCAGCAGCCGGACCTTCATGTGCTTTAGCTAAACCTGCCCAGCCCGCACCAATTTGTGCTGGTAGACCTGTGATAAACGAGAGCGCAGTTTCGCCTGCACCCTGCGCTGCATCCATTATCTTATTAGCACCCTTCTGAATATTAGAATCCAGAGTATCATTCTCGTCTAATGCTTGAAGATCAAGAGGTTGTAAATCCAACGTATCTTCAACTGGTTGAAGGTCTAATGGTTGGAGGTCAAGTTTCATTTAAGTGTATATCCTTGTGCTTTAGCGGCTTCAACTTGTTCTTCTGGTAATGAGAAAGACTTACCATCTTTCATCACTGTAACACGCTTCCCTGAAAACTGTGGTTTAGCAGCAGGAGTCGCTGTTGGAGTTGGTGTACTAGGTGGTGCAATATCTTTCCTAGGATTAGTAGCAACTTTACCTTTAGTCGTTTTAGAGATATCAACAGAACCAGGTTTAGCATCCGCAGCAATTTTAGCGTCAGCAATATTTTTAATATACGCAGCACGCGCCATATAATTCTCGGCTTTTTCATTGTCACCGGATTGACGAGCTTGCTGTGCTGCATCCAGAAGTAATGTGTACTTCTTGACTGGATCACCTTCAGTGTCAATTTTTACTTCAAGAGATAATGTTGCTTTCGGGTCAAATTTACCGGCATTGATATTAGCTTGATTCCGTTCAGTGGCGCCACCTTCACGCATAGCAACCATTGCTTTTTCAGCATCAAGCTTCATTTTGATTTCACGAATTTTACCTAAGTTCTCCCATTGCTTAACAGCTTGTTGATGCTCCGGCGAGCCCATTGGCAACGTAGCGATACGCTGTCCAATATGGTTCTCAGCTTGTTTTAATTTATCATCGGAAATTTCAGTAGCAATTTTCATTCGTTTAGCTTCTACTTGCTGCTGTCTAGAACCTTCAGCAACATCGGCCTCAACGTTTTTAATACGGTTGCTATCCATGATGCCAGGAATACCAGCAAGACGTGCAGATGTTTGTGATTGTAAATCAGCCACATCGTGTGGGAATTTCTGTTGGTCTTGATCATACTTCTGTTTTGCTAGTAGTTGGTTGATATAATTGTTCTGCTCAGCATTTTCAAACTGAGCTTGCCGTTGATAACCAGAGAAAAAGTTCTCCTGTGGCATCGGTTGACCTGGGTATTGCGCTTCCATTTTTAATCCTCCAACCAAGATAGGTCGTCAATTCCATACGATGTGCCAGAATCTGCTGTGGCACCAAAATCTCCACCGCTATTACCAGTCATCGCAGGATAGTTGTTACCCTCATTACTGTAAGATGCTTCAGGAGTAGATCCAGATTTGTTCCACATATTTTGCATAGCACCCCAGCCACTCTTTGCAACACCAGCAATACCTCCAAGACCACCAAGAGCTTTATCGATACTACCAAATGTTCCTGTTAAACCGCCACGAGCAGCAGCATTTTGTTGATTCAATCCAGCCAGTGTAGGCATGTTGCGAGAATATGCATCTGCAAGATTAGCTTGTAGTCTAGATTCCAGACCCGCGTAATCACTACGACGGCCTGAGGAGGCATCTTTACGCTCTAAGGATTGTCGCATTTGTGCAGCGTATGGACTATTAGGGCCATACATATTCTGCATAGAACCCATTAAATCTTTATTAGCCCCAACTGTTTTATTATAGTTCCATAGATTAGCTAAACCCCCAATACCAACAGCCCAAGGGTCCATCCCTTGTGGAGCTTGTGGATTAGTCATAGGCTGACCCCCGGATTCACCAGGGGCTAAGCTATTTCCCATACCAGGCGTAGGCCCAGTATAACCATTAGGATTAAAGTCACCACCATTCATATTCATTGGTGCACCTTGATTTGGTTGCACTGCTTGATTATCTGTTAAGCCTTGTGCAAGTTCGCTACCCGCATAACGACCAGCTAAGTTACCCATGAACCCTCCGCCAGCGGCATCGCTAACACCAGCGCTTGTTCCACCAACTAGAGCACCATCACCAATACTGTTACCTTGTAGAGCAGCACTTAGACCACCACGTGCAGCCCCTTGTCCAACAGCCCCACCAAAGCCCTGTGCAGGCCCCATAGCGCTTGCAGCGCCTCCGGTAATACCACCTAGTGCTGCGCCCTGAGCAATGCCTTCTAGACCCCTACCTTGGACTGCACCACCAACTGCACCGGCTGTAGCGCCAGCGGCAGCACCACCAGCTAATCCACCACCCGCAGCAGCGCCAGCAGCAGGAGCAAGCATACCACCACCTACAATAGAACCGGCAACCTTACCTGCATTAATGAATGTACGTCGTTGATCGTTTACATCCTTGTCTGCCATGTTTTGCCAATGCCGTCCAAACTTACCGACAGCACCGCCGAAATTCTTCCCAACAAAACCACTAGTACCACGTACTAATTGAGCACTAGATTTTAAACCAGCATTTAGGATAGGACCACCAGGGGAAGCACTAGCAGCGTCATAGATTTTACCTAGAACACTACCACCGGGTTTAAACACATTGGCTACATTCTTTACGGCCTTTACAGGATTGAGACTACTAAAAAAACCCATTTAATTCTCCAAAAGTTACCAGCAAGGAATATAACGAATTGTGCCGTTATCGTCAATGGGTACCCATTTTGTAGGGTTCCCAGCGGCGGGCGCATTACCTAACGTACCAGCAGCCGCAGCAGCGCCATTAGTAAGGTTGGCAGTTGTTTTATGTAGAGTACCAGTACCAGTAGTAATATTACCAGTAAGATCAAGAGAGGTACCAGTAGCCGCACCAATTACAGGAGTAACTAGTGTAGGTGTATCTGCAAAGACTGCTGCCCCGGTCCCTGTCTCATCTGTGAGAGCAGCAGCAAGATTGGCACTAGAGAATGTAGCAAGTAATGCTGCTACGTTTGCCCCAAGACCTGAGACTCCTGTTGCAATCGGTAATCCAGTGCAATTAGTTAATGTACCACTACCAGGTGTGCCAAGAGTTGGTGTTACTAAAGTTGGGGTATTAGCGAATACAGCAGCACCAGAACCTGTTTCATCAGTTAATGACGCAGCCAAATTCAACGATGTTGTAGCAATACCATAACCAGTGAACGTTGTTGGCTTAGAAGTAATGTTGGTGTAATTAACTGTAATGCCCTGGTTGTTAATTAGATTCCGAATCTTTTCATACCAGTCCGCCAAATGCGCAACATTTGGTGTGCTACCAGGGGGGTTTGGTGCAATGTCAGTCATTACGCAGGCGTCACTAGTTTGATGATCATAGCACCTAATGTTCCAGAAGCTAAGTCAATAACACCACCAGTTTCATTCTGAAAACGTACTGTTACTGTGTTGGTTGCAGTTACGTTGGCAGTCACTGTAATACCTTGTGTACTTAACGAGAAGGAAGCTAATGCCACATCCCCAAGAACAGCCCCTGTTACAGTTACTGTAGTAGTAGTACCAGCACCATCAGCTAGTGAAGGTGGGTCATATGTTACTGTGCCTGTAAGAAACTTGTTGAACATAAATGAATCAACTTCATTCATGTATGCTGTGGTAATTACAGTACCATCTGTATAATTTAGAGTAGGCATTATGCACGTCCTTTATTAATGTCAACTTCAATATCTGATATGCGTAGTGCAAAGTTATCAGTGTAAGTTATTTTGAATGATCTTTGGCGGAAAGAACCAAGTCGATATGTGCACGCAATATCTTGATCTAATTCAATCGCAACTGGTGTACTAAACACTTGGTAATCATCATCACTCCAAGATACATTGATTAATGAAGTGGTATTAGGTCTGTCGCAGTTGAACGCTAAACGAGACATTGTTTTACGATTCAGAGTACCAAAGTCATTTGTTGGTGTTCTAATAGTGCATGTGTAATTAGTTCCACTGTCTTGAAATAACGTATCGTTAAATCCGTATATTGCGCTAGTTGCACCAGATAAAGCAAACCATGTAAATGTATTGGTAGACGTAATTACTTTCACCGCATGTGTCATATTAAATGTACTAGTGGCTTGATATGCAATACGTGTCCAGTGACCTGTTCCTAAATTACACAACCATGTCTTAGTAGTACCAGCACGCAGTAAATAAAATGAATTACCTAAATAACTAAGTACAGTACCAGACCATGTAGTTGGCCCATCAGTTGTTGCATTTAGATATCGTGTGATTGTAGGAGTACCAAGTGGCTTAATTGAGAAGTCAGTTAATACAAATACATCTGTGCGCCCATTAAGGTCTTGTCCAATAAAGAAGATATTGTTACCAAGTTGTGCAAGGCCACCAAAGAAGTTATTATACTTCACTGGGGTATCGTTACGATTTAATGGACTACCAGTAGGATTACCAGCATCCCAAAAGAATTCAATTGAACGTGTACCAAAAGCTACTAAGTAGTTATTTACTTTAGCAATACGAGAAACAAAGTCACCTTCGATTTCCGCGTTGATTAGATCACCCACATATACTAATGGTAGATCAAGAGTGCTATTGTAAATATCAGCAGTCGAAGTCTTTACAAGAAACAAGTACCCATCTAGAAAGACTGGATTAGGTAGATGTGGTGTAGGAAAGCCAGGGCCTGCAGTATCAACGGTATTGGCAGAGTCCACTGTAATTAGTGTCGTACCATCAGTCACAACTACTTTAGAGATACCTGTGGAATACAGGAATTCTGTGAAACCAACTTCACCACTTGTAGTAGCACACCAATTAGCTAGTGTTGTAGATGCTAGTGTATTTACGTTTACAACGTAAAGATCATTATCTACAGCATACATTAATTTAGATTGGTCAGCCCAGAAGTGCATTCCACGTACAGTTCCAGCAAACACAGAAGCAATCTTCTGCTCTGTACCAGCACGTTTCATTAAAAGTTTCCTGTCATCTTTCTCACTGAATTTACCAACAGCAGTAAAATGAAAGTTAACAATGTCTTCGTCTTTATCCGCCAGTCCACTATCCCGCCACTGGATCTCTTGTAGCAGAGGGATTCTGTGCGAACTGTAAGAGTCTTGTAGTGGAGTATTAGTAAAAGCCATTATCGAGCAATCCAGCGAGTATCAGGTTGGAACGTTAGAGTAGCATCTTCAAAGCCCATACCTAATACGCGCTCAAGATACATTTCAGACTCTTTCATCAGTGTCTGCCTGTCAGGTAGGGCAATACCCCATTCAGGAGCCAATCGAGTGGCAAGACCATATACAATTGGTGTATACCACTCTTCTGGGAAATCAATCGTATCTGCTGTCGCAGTCATGTATTCAAATGGACGTTGATACACAATTGTAATAGTATCAGAAGTTTCAGCCGACGTAGGAGTAGGCCAGATCTTAATAACACCTAAGTTGTTCTTAGGTTGGTACGTCATTTGAATTGGTTTACCAGACGAGTTTGTAGGAAGTAGATTGAAGTTGTAATCAGCAATAATATCCATGTTGTAATTGGTACCACTAGATGGGGTATAGAATGCTTGATGTAACTTTAATGGATAAGGAGTATTAAGTGTTTGTCCTGTTCCAATGTTATAACTAGAGGTAGATGCTACAGGAGTAATTACATAAGAATTACGTGCCCATAGTGGCATACCCATTGCACGGAACTCCGCGATTAAAAGATTAAATGCTTGTCCAGCATTTGTGTAATCTTCAGTATCAGGCACTTGCCCTTTAGCTAATACACTCAACTTTCGCATTGCCATTTGAATTAGTTGATCACGTGTATATTGAATTGTAGAAATGCCTGAAGTAGCCATTAGTTATCCTTAAGTTAGGGCCATATTCCTGTTGGGGGAGTAAAACCAACTCCTCCTGTGTGTTTCAATGAAGTACAAATTCTAAGTTCTTCTATTACTCCGTAGGCATTATTAGAACCACTATCATTTCCAACTCTGATTTTATTAAAAGCTGGAAAAGAAGATCCCACAGCTACACCACCTACTACACCATTATTCCACCATGATTGCGCATTACTATTACTAGGCCCTGCCTGATAAGATATTAATTGCCTAGTTCCAACAGCAGCAGCAGGAGCACCATATGATCCTAAAACAAACCAATTCCAGTTAAGAGGAACAGCAATAACTGCAACTAAGGTAGAGTCTTGATAAAAAGACAACACTCTAGCTCGATCATTTACAGATCCCACACTAGGAATAACAGTTGGTCTATACCAGAAATCAATACAAATATCCCCGCCTGGAAAGTTTCCAGTTGTTAAGTCCCACTGTATCCAAGCTGTACCAGTTGTGCCAGTAGTAGCAATACCCGTTCCCGTAAAGAAATCAGAAGCAGTGGCTACACCAATTTGACTATCACCAGATGCTCCTGTTGCTGTACGAGTTCGGTTAAATTTTGAATATTCCTTTACAGCATCATAACCTCTCAATAAGAAAATAACACTACTATCAGTTGATATCGACGGATCATAGATAGCTGGGGGCGTGGCTGAGCCAATACTGGAACTAGGTACTCCACCCGTTAGAGGATCGTATGCAGGAGGGAGAGTGACTCCCGCAACATATGTACTAGTTCTAGCACAACCAGAAGTACCATAACCAGATAATCCCATAGATCCGAAATAATCGCATACGCCTGTAAATGAATCATCGGTGTCCTTACTTATGAAAGGCGGTGGTTTCTCTGTTCGATGTGGTCCACGTAGTGTCTGTGGATGCCTTGTTTCAAAGTCATCTGGACAAACTAATAGACCATCCCAACGCTTTGAGATTTCACCTGATGGAAAATTAAATCCGCATACATGACAACGAACTTTCCAGTTTCCAGGCCACTTAGTTTTTTTCATTTCTATAAGCCTTTAGATCTGTCTTTAACTCATCAAACATTGAACGTAGTTCTGTTTTGAATTCTTTAAAGTCATCTTTGTGTAGATACTTTTCTTTAATCATATCTACATCAGCTTGCAACTTAATAATAGTTGTTTTTAAGAACCACACAGCTAGTCCCATGATGGTAATTACTACCCATTTGATGATATCTTGCTCGCTCATTATGAATGTCCTGCGCCAGTTAATGGCAATTGAGGAGGGGGTGTCCCACCACCTGCCGATGTGAATGTAATAGGCGCTGAGCCAGAGAATACTATTTGTCCTGTCGGAGGAATTAAATCATCTTTAATACTTGGGGCAGTTCCACTGAATGTCAGGGTGCCAGTGGGTTCAATTATATTATCCTTGATTAGTGCAGCATCACCACTAAATGTGATACCACCATTAGGAGTAATAATGAATGTACCAGTTACAGCAAGCAGTGTACCTAATAAGTTAACACTTAGGAAACTTGCAGCAGGATACTTATTTACTATTGGTACAGAAAGTAACGCTTCACCAACTGGAACAAGACTTGCAAATCCTACTGTTGTGTTGCCTTGTGTAGCAACAATGTTTTGCTTATACTTCCAAGTGCTATCAGGATATACCTGAACACCAACCGGAGCAGAAGCAACAACTGGGGATAATAAGGTAGCAAGAGTATTCTGTTGTTCGAATACTTTAGTAGCAGTGTTCTTACTTAAGAAGTCTGGATAAGAACGTGCACCCTTTGGTTGCGTTGCAGCAACCTGCCCTAACGTAGTCAGCAGTAAGTTCTGCTGTGCCAGATCAATTTGTGCTAATGTCTTACGGAGGAAATCTGGATAGTTCTGTTGACCAGCCGGAAGTCCGGCAACTACAACTACCGCTGTAAGAGCTATGTTTGGCCCAATAAAAGTGAGGTCACCTTTAACTGGTAAAGCTTTACTAGAGTAGTATGGAGAACGTCTTTGTGGAGGCGTTGGTACTAGAAATGTATTTAAACTATCCTGTGCTTCAAATACAATAGTCGGTTTATACTTCCAAGGATTCAACCATTGCCCACCACGATCTTGTCTACCCTCTGGTGGCGAAGGTGGGGCAACTACTGCTCCTAAAGGAAGATAAGGTGGGGCATTTGCAGTATCAGCCCGAGGGATTAGGCGAGAAAGCCAGGCTTTCTCTACAAGTTTCCTCCCTCTTAAGAAAAAACGACCCTTTTGAATAGCCATTTCTTATTCAGCTACTAAGGTAAGCCGCCCACTGTAAGTTGTTGCTGTAACTGCTGGTTTAGGAAGTTCAATGCCAGTAATACATGCATTATCAAAAACTGATTGTAATTGCATCGCAGTGTAAAGCGCATCTGCAATACAAACCAAGTTTGCTACTGGACAAGACATAAAAGCAATCGGATGTGCTAACACCCAATCAATTGTACCTGTAGCTACAGCAGCACTAAGCTGTACTTGAGTAAGAGCTTTGACACCAACGTCGCCTGTTGCTAGTGGCATAAACCAGTTGTTAATAGCTAGATCAATAGCTCCAACAGCACAAGCACTCAAACCAGCAGTAGAAGTAAAGTTGTTAGCAGCAGCAGAACCTTGGTCAGTATATTGACATACGGTCCAGTTATGTGCGGTAGCAGCTAGTACAGTAGTTGGATTAGCTGGGAAACAGAAATTACCACCGATATAATCCGCAGCAGTTGCTGTACCAGATTGGTAACGAGCAGAGACACCAGTAACTGCTTGTGTAGCAGTACTGTTTGGGTTCACCGCAAAGCGAGCCATCTGATCAATAACCAAAAGAGTGTTGTTGATAACAGATGCTGTTACTTCACCAGCCAAGAAATGCCCGGTGTTAGTATTCGCTGGATTAGCCCAACCCCAATTACCTGTTGTAGCGTTCGTAGTAATAGTACCACCAGGAACTGCCGCACCAGCGGCTCCCGCAGCAGGTTGGGTACCACGTGTCCACAATTCAGCAGCATTACCAATAGCGGCAACCGCCACACCAGTTTTGTTAAACAGAAGTTGTTGACTCTTGCCACCAGTTACGGCTGCAATCAAAGCATCTAACGTTGCGAAAGCATTTAATTGTCCATGAGTTACACGGCCACCACGAGCGATGGCCCTACGTTTCCATTGACGTAGTTTTTCCATAGCACGATCAATGGCAGACATTTCTGTACCACCATCAATCTGTCCTACGAAGTCACCGCCGGGCATAGCCCACACAGTACCAGGAACTCCACCAACCGGAATCGGATGATAAAAGTTCTTCATACTATTACTCATAGAGGCTACATTATCTGCCCCAAGCCATTTTTCTAGTTTTTGGCTATGTGTATGTGGTTGTCCTTTAGTGTGGAAAAGAATTCCATCACTCATTACAACTCCTTAATATGGTTCGTAGATGATATGCGCCGAGATAGCACCAACAGTACCACCAGTGAAGGCAGATAGAGAAGCTTCACCAAGAGGAGCAGTATTACCTAGAATAGTGAACGGGGCGCCTTGAGCAGCCACCCATCGAACAATGCCACCAAAGGCATTAAGACCCAGGTTCAACTGAGCATCCCCAACTGTCGCACTACGTTGTGTACCGGCTGCTGCAGCAGTAAAGGTAACAGGAGGAGCAGCTAGGGCCGCTGTAGACGGGTGCATAGGACCATCGTGAGCAGGCGCAGCGAGAGCCGTAGGAGTAGTAGCCACAGTCGAACTACGCGCAAATTGTAGAATTGTAGGAGACGTAACAGAGGCAAAGCCACTGACCATAATCTCTTGCACTTCATTCAATTGAGTAGCAGAACCGCCCTTAATCGCCATGTAAGTACCGCTAGTTAAAGCAGTCGTATCACCTTGGGCAGTAGGTGTGAAGTTAGAGAAAGAAAAAATTCGTTTAGCCATTTTGAGTCCTTATGTAATTGGAATTAGAATTGGAGCTGAATAAGTTCCACCAACTACGGCGAACTTACCACTTCTCACCTTATCAGTTAACTCTTGAAATGAAGTATGTTGATAAGAAGGTTGAGCAGCAGTTGCTGCACATGTGTCACAGATGTAGTGATTACAAGATCGACAATAAGCTCTTGCTCTAATCCTTTGTGGATTTAAAACTACATGACCTCCACAATGAGAACAACTCATAGTGTGAAACTCTTTAATGCCTTCTCCGGCACAGCGGTTGTCTACCATCAGCCAACCATTATCTTTTTCTAAACTAGGCATGCTTGTCCCATCAAAATTGTTGTTACTGCGACTACCTCATTAAAGATAGCATAATTTGCTATTTGCTCATCTGTTGCAAAAGTAAATGTAGAAGTTACTCCTGAAGTTCCTGTTACAATCTTATAAAATGTTTGATGTCCTGCGTTAACATCTGCTAAGTCAACGTAAGCTCCTACAGTATTCGTGTCAGTAGCCGATAACCAAGAAGATATTGGCAGGAAGATTAGATTTGAACCTGAACTTGTTGGTGTTGGAGTAACTGTTAATGTAGTACCTGCTGTAACTTGTCCACTATTAGTATTATCAAAAGCAGCAGTACCAGAATAACTAAACTCTAAACAAGAAATACCACGGAAATCACAAGTGCCACTAAATGTAGCAGTAACCGCATTATTTGTTTGTGTTTTACAGGATAGACAATACCACAGTTCAGTATACATTAACTGAGTAGCATGCGCTACTCTACCAAGACGAGTATACACATTACCAGCAGTATCTGCCATTGTTGAGATAGTTACATTGAAATCTTCCCAATGAACACCTACAACGATTAGATTACCAACAGTGTTGTTGAAACCTGTAATGACGTTTGTTACTGTACCAGAAACACCAGTCCCGAAGTCAATACTAGATCTAACAAATGCAATAGCCATTAGTTTGCCGAGATTGTGGGAGTGATCTTAACAGCATCACCAGCGTTAACAATAATGAATGGAGCACCTGCGTCACGTTCTGAATACACAAGAATACCAGAAGCTAACTGGGTAACGTAATACCCATAACAGTTTTCAGCAGCTCCTGTAACAGTTCTTGTGAATGTCTGTTGAGCACCATATGTAATGGTACCAGCAGCCGCTGCACCCCAGGTAGCACCTGCTAGCGTGAGTGAAGCATACCCAGCAAATGTGCTTTCAGTGTAAGTACCAGCAACGTCTGTGTCGCTTGGTGTAATGTTGTTTTGGTATAGACGCAGGACAAGATTTTGCGGGGCAGTCTTATTCACAATTGCTTCAAGAGCAACGTTTTCACCTACATCTGGAAAGTTTAAAGCCATTACAAATACCCCAAACTCTTTGCCCTATCACGATCAATGCCCTGGCGTGAGCCAGGGATCTCATCATAACGAGCTTGCCGAATCGTACTTAGATCCGCACTGATGATATCAATTGTGTGTCCATTAGCTTCACTTACTAAATGTACTTCACAGGGACTACCAATACGAAATAGAATGCCAACTCCACGAGGAGTCATCACCCACATATTCTGCCTGAATTGTACCATCTGTATTGTACTACGAAATTCCGTATCTGGAACAATCGTAGTTTCAACTGGTTCTACAATAACAGGAGCTTTCTTTTTAAACCAATTGAACCAAGCCATATTAACCTGGCAATACAATATATTGGAGTTGAATACCAGTAGCTGTGGCAGTACCAAGGTTCACAACCAAGGCTTCACCAACAGCGGTTTCAAACCAACCGTGTTCACAGAAATCAAGAACAATACCACCATTGGCACCAAGAGGCCAAGTAGCAGAGATTGCAGTAGTATTAGAGCGGAAATGTACCGCATTAGCCAACGTAGCAATCATGCCCAAAGCCAGTACACGGTAACGCGCCCCTGCTACAGCAGCAACGATTTGCGTATCACCAGCACCGCTAGGGTTTGTGAATGCACGAACATGTGGCGAGATAAGAGGTACCGCACTTGTAACATTAGACATATTTACTCCAAAAAAAAGGCAGGGGGCAAGCCCCCCACCACTTACCGAATGTATTCGATAACAAGATACAGTTCACCCGACGTAGGGTTACCTGTAGTTGCAACGCCACGACCCCAGATCTGAATGTCAGCACCGAACGGCAACGCATAGTTCTGCATAATGCCAAGCGGAGCAGGCATAACAGAATATGTGTTAGCAACACCAAACGCCAAAGCAGAAGCAGCATGGAACTGAGCACCACCAGAAGCAGACCCTAGCGCGAGTGTGGCTGCCGAAACAGTACCACCAGCCAACTGGGTTTTCACCCAAAGACTGAATCGCGTAATTGTTGCATCTTGAGGTAGCACAGCTAATAGCGTGTCTACGTTTGTCGTTGTGAAATTAGCGGACGTAAGTTTCACAACCTTCGTCAGCATTTCCTTAATGTTACTAATTGCCGACGGACCACCCGGATTTGGATCGCCTTGGGCTACTTGCCCAGGGATAAAATTGATAGCCATAGTTAATTTCCTTTAAATGGTGGGAAGGTCTACCGAAGTAGTTTAAAAGCCTCCCCGTTAACTATTAAGCGCCAGGAGACGCCCAAATGGCGCGACGATCCGAGAAACCAACCGAGTACCGGGCCGTGGCCTTGTACTTAGCATTTTCCGAGTCAAAATCCTCGTCCATTGCGAAGCTATCAGCGCGACGCTCAAACAGCTTTAGGCCGTTCTGCACGTTGTTACGCAGGAACCACGCATCAGTGTCTGTCAGATAGTGGTTGACCACAATCTCAGGCACCATACCCATTGTCTTGATTGCGTTAGGATCATTGTTGTCCGTACCCACACGCCCTTCAGCCTTCAGAATACGAGTCGCCTCGAACATCAGGTTAACCGGGATAATGAGCGTTTGCGGACGCACAGCAATCTTCAGACCACGGTCATTCGTGAACTGGGCGATATCGATAATCGCTTGTTCAATCGCAGCTTCCGACAAGTCGAGAGCCACTGAAGGACCATTGGTGTATGTGCCACCAGCAATGTTAGGAGCCGAAGCAGAACCACCACCACCTGCCGAAGCAACTAGAGTAGCACCGTCACCACCAACATACGCCGTATTAAAGGCACGATTGTATAGGTTCGCAACAACAATTTCTTTCGTCTGACGCATCGAGAAAGCAAGGGCTTGCGCCTTCATCTTACCCACAACATCATACTGGTCGTCTTCATAGGCTTCGCGAGAAACCATAAAGCCTAGACCATACGTCACATGGTTGTAACGCGAAGTGAAGCCCTGACGAGCCGAGTCATACACCACCGAAGCAGTTTCGTTCTTGACCGAAGCCAGCCCGAAGTAAGACCCACCAACATCCTCTTCAAACGCTTTCGAAGAAGTGAACTTGTCAACAAGTTTAGTCCATTCAACCGGATACTCATTGTAAGCGTCACCATAAAACTTATTTACGCCGGGCCACAGTGTCTTCGCAAAGGAGCCAGTATTGATAATACCTGTCATGTCATATCTCCTTTATTAAACGCCAGTAGCGCCAGTACCACCACCAAACGTAGCGTTGTTGATCTTCACAAGAACCTTCGTGGCATTACCAGTGGGTTCATTGTCAACCTTTTGGCTTGCGCCCAAGATTTTGAATTGCAACGTCGCTGTCGTAGCAGCAGTAGCCATGTCTAGAGCCGCAGCCGAGACACCAGAAGTCGCAGAGCCAGCCACAGTGGATAGATCCGCATTCAGGCCAATGCTGGTAACAGCAAAAGCAAGCGACGCGTTCGCACCAGTAACAGCTTCAACTTCATAGACTTGACCTGGGTCATCGTTGACAAGCACATATTGGAAAGTCGATGCAGCACGGAACACAGGAGTGTCCAGAGCAATCGAACCAGCCGTAATGGTACCCGACACAGGGTCCATCTTCGTAGGGATAATACCAACAACCACACCTAGTACCGCAGCACCTTGTGTAGCCTTTGTGACAGAAGCAACACCGTTAGTGTGACCTGTGCCATCAAGTTTGACGGGATCGCCGACAAACAGAGCAGTTGCATCCGCAGCTAGGACAGCATAAATGTTGCCTTGCGCCGTATTCGAGCCACCAATGGTGCTCTTTACCGGACGGAAACCGCTAATTTTCGAAGTGTTAGCCATAATAGACCTTTCTAAAAATTAGATTAGATGTCTCATGGCTCGATACAAATTACTTGGCGATACGCACCTGACCGTAATCTGCGTCCTTTTTCATGGTTTGTTCTGTAGCGTCAATCTCAGCCTGTTTAATTGCCTGATCTTCTTTATACCAATCCTTTTGAATTCGCATAACAACGCCGTGCACATTTTGACCAACAGAAAAGTGGGAACTTGAGCCTAGAGGACTCGGGTTATCCACGCGCTTGTCGCCCATTGCTCCGACTTCCGCAAGAGGTACAATCTCGTAACCTCGTTCAGATAGCCTAGAAATATTGTCGTCAAGATCGTTTACAACTCGATAGTGGTAATTCGGGTCTTGGTTAGGGACTGAAATACGACTACGCACACTTACCGAGGCGCGTTTCGGGCGGGCTCTTGCCACCGGCACTGTAGTTTCAACAGCTTCAACTTTGGAATTTGGTGTTCTACTCATGATGATTCCTTTTAACTGATTTGTTTCAGTTGTTTAATGTACTCTGCACGTGTCATGACTCCTTGACGTTCCCAATTACGGGCCACTCTTTCTTGATCTTCACTAAGTCGGAAATTACCGTCACTCGCAGGTGCCCGAGTTCCGCCACTTTGGCCGACATCAGGTGCCCCAGCTTTACGGGCATTCACAAACTTATGTGGAAATTCTTTACGCACCGCCGCAGACACTTCACGCATAATCGTAACTGGGTCAACTCCTTGAGAGGCACGCTTATTAGCTAGTGCATCTGCAAACAAGGTAAGGGTATCATCTTTCGAATACCACCGATTTTGTGTTTGCCATTCAAGGAACTCAGGTTGCAATTCTGGTTCGGGTGGCGCTGTTTGTTCAGCACGGATAATATCTACTTGCTTCTCACTCTCTTTAATTTGCTTATCAAGAGCGATAAAAGTTTCACCATCTTGGTCTGTTACAGCTTGTGCTTGTGCTGCTTTTAAAGCATTAATTGCTCGTGTGACTTCCACTTCTTTCATTGAATTGAAGTGCTTTTTAAAGTCATCCAAGGCTTTACGAACACTACGCAGTTCTTTAGAATTATGCTCGATCTTGTCAAACAAAGGTTTGCGCCGAACGAATTCTTTTGCGTCAATAAACTCATCGTCGGAACCATCGAACTCAGTTCGTGGGCGCCAGCCCATATCAAGAGCTTGTTGCTCAATGGCACTTACTTGAGGAGTTTGTTCTCCCGGAATTGGTGTTCCTTCATTAGGAACAATAGGATCTTCTACTTTAATTTCTTCTGACATTTTATTCCTTCTTCAGGATGCAAATCACATCTTCGTCATTGATTACTAGGTAGAATTCATCATCCTTATCAGGATCTTCAATGAACTTACCACCGAACTTAGCAAAGCCGATAACATCACCGACCTTCAAGTTACCTACGTAATCTTCATGACACTTTTCTCCAATTTGGAGAACCTCGCCTTTGTCAATGTTTGCTTTCGCTTTACGATCAGCCTGATCAGGAATCTCAATTCCCATGGCCTTTGCGCGAGCCCAAACCTTGTCTGTTTCTTCCATTTTAAATGGACGCAACAGAATGCGACAACCAACTACTGTAATCATTCTTTCTTCCCCTCCGAGAAAAATTCTTGGAAATCAACACAAGCCTGAATGTAACCTTGCCTATACAATAGGCGTTCAGTACTACATGTCGTAAGTTCTTCTTTAACACCTTCCAGCTTTTCCACAATAGCTTGTTTAAACTCTTGTGTTACTTCGCTGCTTTTCCATTCTTGGATGTCTGAGTGCGTGATTGTGATTTTGCTTTCTCCTTAGAAAGTTGCATATCTTGAGTATGCTTCTGTTGTTTATTTTGTAGCTCTTGATTACCTTTAGCTGCTGCTTGTGCAGTAAAGATCCTTGCCATAGCAATATCAGAAGCGCCTTTAATGGTAGCAGATTCCTGCTGTTGCTGCATCTTTTGTGCATGTTCAGCTTGTTTCATTTGCATCTGCATCATCTTATCCCTGCCATCTAATTCCATAGATTGTTGTTTCATTTGGATGTCAGCGGCGGATTTACGTTGGTCAGCTTCTGCTTTAGCCTGAATAGCCATTACTTTGGGATCAGGTGGCGGCGGAGGAAGTTGACCGGACTCTTGAATTTCTTGACTAAATAGTTTCTGCCAGTTAGGTTGTTCTTGTGCTTCTAGAACCCTAGAGAACACTTCGACTGGATCTAACATACCAGGAACCATTGGTAGCAGTTCTATTAGACCTTGAGCTTTCAACAGTTTCTCTGTCTGGCTCACGGCTGTAGGATCAGCACCTGGGAAGATATCACAATCACCACGGTTAAAATCTTCTGGTCCCACTGTATCTTCAATTACTTTAACGTAATGATTAGGGTCCATGTAGATCTTATTCAGGTCAAAAATCTTTGCAAATTCTTGCTGAAGTGAGCGATACAACCGTTTATACACGGCTGTAAATACCTTCATACCTTGCTCAATAGAAGCCATGGTTGTGGTCGCAGGTGTATTCTGACCTGGCATTTTACCCACAAAAATCTCGGCAACAGAGGCTAGTTCTTTACCAGATGTAATCAAAGAACCCATTAGGGTCAATAATACGGTAGACGGCTCTTTAGCCGGTAGCGGAACAATCTGCTTACGCAAGTCATCACCGCCGACAGGGACTGGTTTCCATTCACCTGGCTTCATAATAGTATCACCAGCACGGAGTTTTAGTCCTTTACCAATGAAACCTGATTGTAGGTTGTTTAGCGTACCAGCATCAACAAGTTGGTTAACAATCGTGTTGACAGATTCATTTAGGGGGCCTAGCAACACACCAAAGGCAATATCGTAAAAGCTACCATCTGGGTTTGGCACAAAGCCAAACTTAGTATACATTTGAATAGGTTTGATCTTAACGATCTTAGTCCCATCCATTTCCACATCGTCTAAGTAATACCGAAGTCCAATTCTCAGTATCTTACCAGTTTCTTTATGGAAAGTAACAATGTACGGCTCTTGATAGCCATCACCATCGCGGTCGAAAAAGGTATGTTGCTCGACCAAACAGTAAGGAATGGTGTCATCCTGCGCTGCATCTGATGGAGTATTATCCGGAATAGGAGCAGGGCCTAGATCAATATCTGTGAAAACTTTTTGACGTTGCTTCTCTTCGAGAATACGAGGAGACATCATAATAACTTCAGAGATACGTTCACACTCATTCAATGATTTGGTCCAGTAATTAACTACCAAATTCTTTGGTAGGATCACCTTAGAACGGATCAAATCCATCGACTTATCATACCATGTCTTCTTAAACATAGTACCTGACACAGCCAACATCATCAGTAAGCGATCCATGTCTTCTTCCCAATCATCCATTTCATGGAAAATCTGGTAGGACATATACGTGCTTACTCGCTCAGCTCGGTCATATTTAGACCCATCACGGTCTTTACCGACGACCTGAGACTTAACGATCTTGCCATTAGAAGGGACAAGACTAGGATACGCGCGAGCCGCGAACTGCATAGCAGCAGTGGCAATTAGGGGATACTTGATATTAGAGGCATTAGCCCAGGGCCAACTCTTATTATCACGAGCTTGGTTAGCAAGCGCTTGCCATTGCTCTAGTTGAGTTTCCCACATACCACGGGAGTTACAATCGATCTCGAATCCACGTTTACATTGTACACTTAGTTCACGAAGTTGTTCCTCCGAGAACTTGGATACCATGTTTTCGTTCTGAGCAACTGGATCAACATTAGACTCTTCTTCCTGAGGAACTTCAGGATTCTCTTGTGTAGGAGGAGTGAGTTCCTGTTGCGCGATCATTGCCGGATCAATACCCTGTGACGCTTGATCGCCCGCCATCTGATAACCCGCTGGATTGGAGTTCATGTATGTAATCTTCCTCTTCTACTTCTTTGTCTGTTGGAGCTTCAATTAGATTATCCAGCATCAATCCCGCGTAAGCAAAGGCATCAACCTGGTCGTCTTTGGTTCCTCGTGGGAACTTACATAGTTCATCTTCAAAAGCTGGATACCAATCCCCAGACTTATCAAACTTCACAGCATGTGCACGACACCTAGCTTGAATAGAACGAGCCCTGGATATCTTATCTTTACCACCATGCTTTAAAGGAATAACGTTTGGAAAGCTATCACTCTTGAACATCTGTTCACGTAGGAATGGTCCAATAGACTTGGACACCTGCATTTCTTCGATCCCGATTAGATCGGGTTTATACATTTTATGTAGAGCCATAATGGTATCTACGATTTCTCGACCATCCAATCGATCTCTAATCACATTTACTACGTGAATTAGTTTAGATTCATCCACTCCAAATACCATGAAAACAGAGTAATCGGAGGTTTGTTTTTGATCAATCGCAAGGTCAACTGTTATATAATAGTTTAACCTCTTCTTCTTATCCTCATCCCGTTGTGGTACAAAGTCGCTTTTCTTGAAGTACGCTACTGACTCATCAATTGGCTCATTAAGGTACTCTTGGGAATAAACGTCTGACAATCCGCGATCAAGGAAGTCTTGTCGCTCTCTGAGAAACCAGTCTTTGTCATATCTCTGAGGCCACAATATATGGCTAAAATTGTCTGTATGTGCCCGATATTTAACGGACAACCACGAAGGCCGTGGATGTTTACTTGAAATTTTGAGTGGGTCAATGATGGTGTACTTATCCCATTCGGAAGGCATAAGATTATTGAGTAGACTGTCCTCATGGAGAATGGTCCCCACAATTCGCACAACACCTGTGACGGCCAAAGATGGAAGAACGGCGCCATAGAACCAACGCTGGAACTTTGCACGGCGCTCGGCATTGAGAACAATTTCATCGTTTTCAAGGTCATCCCCAATAATCAAATCAGGGCGTTTATTGTTCCACTTCAAGCCCCGCATCTTTTGTTCAGCACCTTTGGCGCTTACCCGGAACTTATGTCCATCATTACACACGCAAATGATGTCGTCTTCAGTTTCTTTCTCAAACTCTTTAATCTGGAATAGATCGCGTAAGCGATCATTTTCAGCTAGTTCCCGTTTAATATCGTTTAGGAACTGGGTGGCCTGAGTAACAGTATCACTGATGATCAGACAATAACTTTTGTTTCTAAATACAAGACAGGCTAGAGCGTAAGCTAGTGTAATAGCGGTACTTTTAGCGTGTCTACGTGGCGCTGCAATAGCGACCTTGGGGTGCTTGGAAGTACACATCCGCCACCAATCATAGTGGCAATCAGGGCTTTCTACAGCACTGTCAAAACTTTTCTGTAATAGAGTGGTACTGAATCCACTGATAATCTCTGGCGTTAAGTCCACTTGGAGCCCTCATAAGGAGTTTAACCCTAATCTCCTGAGTACAAAACAGGAATAATGACGTTATACGATAAGGGCATGTCTGGGTACCCACCAGGGAATCGAACCCCGACTAAGGCGTTTGGAGTGCCTTGTGCTGCCACTACACCAGCAGGTAACATTTGGTACCTCGTCTAGGACTCGAACCTAGAGCTTACGGTTTCTAAGACCGTTGTGTCTGCCTATTTCACCAACGAGGCCGCTAGCATTTATTTGGTCTGGATGACAGGATACTGATTCCAATAAGCATTTGGGTGTATCTTGTACCATAGGATCTTCAAAATCCCTAGGTTTTTCTTTATAATATTTTCTCCAATTACTACGCTTATCATCCTGTAATGCAATTTCTCCTACTAAAGCGTAGAATAAAGTTGTATCATATTTATCCACTAGAAGCACCTTTAATTTTTTCTGCAGAACGTCCAACAATATGGACACCCATTAAACCACCTAACATAATCATCAAATTGCTGTCCATAACAGGAGGCATAAAGGGTAGTTGATGGCCGGTGTATAACTGGTACGCGAAGGTTCCAATTGGTACGACAATCCACTGGTACGCAACACCGGCAACGCCGACCCACATGAGGCCGGGACGGGGGCCTGCGAGGAAGAAGCTATCTGATTTAGCTTGCTCAAGATTGATTGCTGTCTGTTGACGGGCGTATTCCAGGGCGGTATCAATTTCTTTGAACTCTCCATTTTGCTGTAATTTGAGTAATTCGAACTGCATTTCCAGCTTTTTAACGGGATCTGGAATCAACTTATCAATAAGTTTCGATCCAATCTCCATTAATCCACCTAAAATAGGTACTAGAGGTAACATATTAGTCCTTTTTTATGAAAAGATGCTGTTCTTTGATACGACGTTTAGTCAAACCTAGTTGTTCTACGCCATTATCCTTGTTCCATCGGGGGAATTCCATTAGAGCACCCCAGAAATCGTTGTTATTTAACTTTTTAAGCAGCGTGCTATCCTTAAATGCCTGAATTCCTACGTTATAAACAAAGGAAGTGAGAGCATCGCGCATATTCATAGTTAAAATGGGGCCGGTAAAGGTCAAGACAGCCATATAAGCTTCCATTGCCTCATCCTCTAGCCAGGATTCCGCCTGTTCCAGAGTGCATTCATCCCCTTCTTTAACGTACAGGGTATGGCCATAACCGATGGTCCACACCCCGCCAGTATCTTGGTACGCCTTAAGCCGAAGCCCTTCGTACTCCTTAATAATGTCTAAATTCATTTCTTCTTGGATTCCCGCTTGGATGTTTGAGACTTCACACTTGAGTCTTTATTGCGAGAAAACGACCGATTCGTAGAGGCAGGAACAACCCGTAGGTTGCTCTTAGACTTAGGATCACCCCCTTTCGATAGGGGGACTTTATGGTCAACATCCTTACCGTCACCCTTGTGTACTTTACCAGCTTTTTGCATAATAGCACGAGCAGCATTCTGCTCAGCACGTTTCTTTTTCACAGCAGGTTTAGAAGTATATCGGGCAACCTCCTTCTTGTAGTCACGCTTTCCATTGGTCATAAACGGCATAAATTATCCTAACGAAATCAAAAGACCTATCAAACCACCAGCCATTGTATACCAAAAATCCATAGGATCAACAGTATGGTTTGGTACATATTTATCATAAATCCATTCTTTTAGAGAAGCCACCCCAGTAGTAATAGCGCTGGCGGTCAATGCATCTGTAATTATAAATGCTAATCCAAATATAACGACACCCATGATTACGTGTAATGCTTTGTCATAGGGGACATTAGTCTGGACCCATTTCAATAGTTTCTCCACTTTGGATCTCCTTATACGGAATAGTTTCCGCGTCTTTATTCTTCTGTGTTCGGTTCCACTTAGCAAATTCCCCAGCCAGTACCTTAAGGGTTTCCTGAACAGTCTCCTTGCGTGTGGTAATTTTTTCAGCTAATTCCTCCATCTGTATTTGACGAGTAATTAGGTTGTTGGTAACCTGAGCTGCATCCCTAAGACTTACAGGCCTACGTTGCATTTCCCCGGTTTTATTATTTAAAACCCAATCTCCGTTTTCCAAACGGTCGGTTACCACTTCAATTGATTGGTCAATAATCTCAGCTAATTTCTGTCCTGTCTTGGCTTTCTTAGCCTGTTTCAGTTCATCAATTAAAATCATCCACCAATCAGTCTTGCGCCAGTCTGCGATAGTCTGGTAATTTACGTCTGTTAATTCACTAACTAAACGCATGTTTCCAAGTTGCATGTATTTTGAGGCAACCTCGATCTTCTTTTCCCAGGTGTACCGGCCACTGGACCGCTCAATTTCTGTGGACAAAATAATTCCTTTCTTTAAGAATATTTACCCTATACTAATATTGTATCATACTTTTTCAATTTTGTCAAGTGTTTTTAGCCCTTTTTTGCATAAATAATAA